GAAATTATTACGGTTTTGGTATCCTTGTCTTTTAGCTTTTATCTTATATTCTTTATAATTTTCATATACATGTTTTAAAGCTGTACCTACCTCACCATTATTAACTTTGAACCATTCTGATTCTTCTATTAACCAGTTATTAGCAGCACTTTTATGTACTTTTTCTAATTCACCTCCCAATAATGTGGTAAATTCCATATCTAAAAAGTCAGTATGTCCTGAGAAATTAGTGGTAATTATAGGTTTATTTGTTAAGCTAAATTCCAATAAAGGTCTTCCAAATCCTTCTCCTTTAGTTAAGCTTACCATTGCTTTTACTTTAGGATGGTTGTATAATTGATTCATCTCTTCATCATCAATTTCCCCATTAAATACATAAATGTTGGGTAAATTTTTAGAATTTACAGTATCTCTTATACTTTTAATTCTCTTTAAAATTTCTTCTCTACTCATGTATGAAGCACTACCTAGTGAAGATTTTAAAATTAGAGCAGGTTTGTTCTTTTTATTTTTAAATGTTTCATAGAAAGCTTTAACTAACAAAGAAACATTTTTTCTATCATGGCCAAAATCACCTTGCATCCAATGTCCTACAAAAAGATAACACCAAGATTCTTTAATATCTGATAAGTCTATCTCTGTAGATGGTTTTGGTAAATATTTTTCAACATCAACCCCTTCAAATACTACTTCTACTGGTTTTTGTAATTCAATATTTTGAGTTATTTGACCTGTGTTTTTGTCTTTTTGTTGGAATTTACTCCTTTTAAATGTTTCTTTTGCGAAGTTAGAAGATACAAGATTTAAATCCATTCTATTTAATCCAGCTATCCACTCTGCTTTACAAAGTGTAGCTTCTATTCCTGCTGTACATCCTATATTATATTTTCCTACAGGTTGAAATTCATTAGGAATGCTAATTTGCATCCAAATATCAGGTTTTTCTGTAAGTTGTCCCTCTAATTTATAGTCTAAAAGGAATTCCCATTCTTTATGGCTTTTACAAAACCCCCAAGCTGTTTCTCCCCAACGTTGAGGTAATAGTTTTACATCATATTTATTGGTTTCTATTATAGACTTTACAATATCACGACTTCTAGCTCCATACCCTGACATAGTGTCGAATGGGCAACTTATAACAAATGTTGGTTTTTTATCCATTAGTATTCAAGTTTGTGTTTTAAAAATTTACCTTTATATTCATTAGCATTAACTACTTCATATTTTTCTCTTGGTTTCCAAGTATCAAATAATTCATTAAATGCTTCCATTACCCTATTAGCTTGGTGTTTGGAAGTAAATCCGGCTTCATCGGATAATGCCCAATCTCTACCCATTAATCCTATAGATTTTCTTTTCTTTTTAGGTAAATCATAAATTTGTTTTATTCTTTTGGCTGCATCTTCCCATCTACATCTATCATCAAAAATATATGGGGTTTGTGGTGAACCTTGAATTGACCTTGAAGTTGGATAAACTGGGAATGCCCATTCTCCATGTTCTTTTAAAGCTCCTGTATTATTAGAAGGTAAATCTGGGGTTGGTGTAAACCATTTTCCATTTTTATCTATAAATCTCATTTGGTCTTGCATTCCCCCTGTTACATTAGCTATTATTGGAGTACCAGATAAAATGGCTTCAGTAATGGTTAAACCCCATCCTTCATTTGATGTTAATAAAATTTGAGCACTAGCTAAATTATATAAATAATTTAAATGTTTTTGAGGTAATTTTTGAAGTGAGAATATGACCTGTTCTGGATAATCCTCTCCAAATAAATATTCTTCTACTTTACCTAAATCAGTACCATGTTGACTTACTAATTCAGTGTGAAGAACCATAAAACACTTTTCAGCTTCTTCTTTTGGTAGACTATCTAAAAATGATCTAAATGCTAACATAGCATCTGGTATTTGTTTTCTTCTAATATTTCTAGAATTGAAAAACAATACAAATTCAGGATCTACATTTCCAAATAATTTCTTTTTAAAATCTACAAAATCCTTATCAGTCATATCAATAGGTTTATAGATTTCTTCATTTAAACCATGTGGAACATATTTAAATATTTTATCTTTACCTTTATCTCCTAATACGATTTTATTGATATTTACAGTCTGTTTAGAAATTCCCATTAGTAAATCACAAGCCTCATAGTAAGGTTGATTATACATTGGAGCTGGGTAATCATCCCAGATGTTTAAATAAGCTATTGGGGTATTTTTTCTGATTTCTTGTTCAATGTTGAATAACCAAGTAAAATATCTTGGGTCTGTAATTAACATTAAAGCATCTGGATTTTCCCTAGCTATGATTTCTCTTAGAATACTTGGATTGCCATAACCATCAGTTGGGAATAAAGTAACTGATGCATCCTTAATACCTGCATTTTGGTTTACACTTTCACTTATATCTAATATTTTACCTTTTTCTGGGTGGGTTACAGCTCCAGCTATATTTACCCAATTAAAGTGGTGTGAAGTATGAGTTACAATTTCGCGAGCTACAGTTGCAACCCCAGAATGTACCCGAATATCATCACATATAAGTAAAATTTTCTTTCTTTTATCCCTAGGGATATAATCAAAACTTTTATTCATTTATAAACTATTTTATTTAAATATAATAAATTTTATTTATTCTTCCACAACATGATTTGAAACTTTACGTCTAAAATCTTCGTCTTTCATATAAAGGTCTATTGCACGTTCTGAAAGTTTTTGGAATGAAAATTTTCTTCTAATACATTCGATTTTAAATTCATTCCATAGATCTTCATCTATTTTTACACTAGTTAATTTTTTACTTGCCATAATTGTTATTTATTTAGTTTTAGTATTACGTATTTATAAATATATGGATTTTATAAAAACTGCCTACCTTTACCACATAATTCATCATCTTCTGCATATGGGCAAAATTTACAATTCCATTTATCAGGTTGTTTAGGATATTCTATATCTTTAATTTTTCCTTGATTATCAAAACATTCTGTTAGGAATTTATTAAGATTTTGTGATGCTTTATTAAGTTTTACTTTACCATCAGCAGGTTTAAATTCTTGTATACGAGGTATAGGGTATGGACTATCTTCCCATATTTTTCTTTTTACAATAAAGAATTCTACCTTCACTTTTTCAATTGGGATATTGTATTGTTCTGAGAAGAACTTTTTATATAATATTAACTGATTGATCTTATTTTCATCTTTCTTTTGGTAATCCTTCCAACCCTTAGTACTGGTTTTAATGTCAAGAATTATGAATGTATCTGTGTTTTCTAAGTACATTACCACATCCAAATATGCTGTGAATATGAGGTTGGGTTTTCTAGGATCAGGTGCTATATTTAACGGTAATTCACACCCAACTAAATGGGTATTACGGCGGGTGAAGTATTTAGATCTATGTTTTTTGAAATACTCTAAAATTTGGACTCCATCTTCATAAAATTCCCTCATTTCTTCGGCTGATGAAAAGTGGGTATTTTTATTCTTTTTGTATTGGACTTTATATTCTTCTATAAAAGCTTTTTGAAACCTAAAACCTAATTGGAGTCTATCAGCTGCTGCCCCACTTTGAGAGTACATTACATCTAGATAGTTTTGTATTACTTCATGTAAAGCTGTTCCAAATACAGTATGAATACTAGAGGTAAATTTACGTTTTCTATCTTTATATTGGAGCTTCCATCTGAATGGACATCCATTATAGATAGATAGTTGAGAATATGATATATTCTTTTGATATGAATAATCCACCTCTGCAGGTGGATTTTTCTGTATTTCTTTAACTATTTGAGGTATTTTTCTTGGCATGAATTACCATTTTTTTCTTCCTACAAGCATTCCTATTATACCATAATTGGCGACATCAATAAAGGTATCTTCAATAGGTTCACCTTTTACATAATTTCGTTTATGTACTAATAAATTTTTTAACCTATTAATTTTGTCATTTAAACGAATTTGTATTCCCATTAAAGAATATTCTCTATCCTCTTTTTCACTTAAATCCCCACCTAAAGTAATGTTAGATCTTCCATAATCCATCATTTTAGACATAAAAAGTTGATATTGTTCTTCTTGAATTTTTCTAAACTCTTCACCTAACCCCGGATATTTATGGTTAAAATCTGATTCTAAAGGGCTACATTCTTTTTTACTACCTTTTAATGTGTCGGTATCTTCCCAGTCTCTTGATTTTGTAATTGAATCTCCCATAATTATCCGTTTATTAAAGATTTAGTATTATCTAAAAAATACTCTTTAACAATTTGAATTTTAGATAGATATTTATCTACCATTTCTAATTCAACATTGATTGAGTCTATTATGTCTGAATGGTCTCCTATCCCTGCTGGGTTTTGTAAGTAAACCTCAACATTTGCTAAATGTTTTTTAACATGTCCTTCAGCGTGTGCTAATACTGCTTCTAATAATTGTTTTTTCATTTTAATAACTTTTTAATTTCTTTTTTATCTTTACCTAATGAAGTTAGTAAATCTTGTATTTGGTCTTTACTTAAAACCCTAATATAATCTTTAATTTCCCTAGATGATAATTTAAAATAATCTCTTAATATTTCAACTAGATCTTTATTAGGTTCCTTGGTTTTGGATTTAATATATTTAGACCATTCCCTATTTCTAGGTATAAAATCTCTATAAATGGTATATATTTCCTTTTTACTAGTTGGTGGTAAAGTCTGTACCTCATTTACTATTTCAGTAAATTTAGGGTTCATACTTAATACCTTATGGACCATATATGAATTCCAAACTTCCCAATCCTGGTCTGTAAAAGAATCAGGATGGGATTTGGTAGTATTTATTTCTTTGGTCCAATCAAATACTGTTTTCATTATAGTAAATAATCTTGGTATTCTTCTCTAAGTTCTGCTGGTACCGATTCTGGGAGAATTTTACCAGTTTCAGGATCAAAAAATACTGGGATAGGCATTAGTGCATCTTCTTCTGCTCCTACTACGAATTTTGAAACTTTTCTTAATAATACTCCCTGTTGGAATAAAGGATTACCCTTAGAGTTGTTTACTGGAGTGGTGTTTTTTAAATCGATGTTTAATTGAGGTTGTTGTTGTTGCATTTTATCTATTATTTATTAATTGTTGAATAAGGCTTATGGTATTTATTTCTTTATCTATCCTAAAATTAGATTTATATGAATGCTCGTTAATTAAAATAGCTGCCATTCCTAATTTTCCAGGCATGTATTCTTCAGCATTTTCATATAAAAACCTATATAACTCTTCAAAACTGTCAGTATTAGAACTTGCTATTATTTGTCTAACAGCTCTTATGCTTGGTTTTGTTTTCTTTAGTTCTTCTAATACTGAATTCATGTATTCAGTGGTAAATAACGTTGATTTATCTATGGTTAACTCGTTATTTACTGTTGAGGCTTGTATAGTATTTAGACATTTACGTAAATCAGGATAAAATTGAAGTACAATGGCTTTTAGATCATCAATTGTATATTTAATTTTTTCCTTATCTAAAATATTCTTTAAATGTCTAGCTACATCAGCTTTAGATGGAGGTACTATATTAAGTACTTGACACCTAGATTGTAATGGGTCTATAATTCTTTCTACAAAATTACAAGTCATAATAAATCTAGTAGTACGTGAAAAAGTCTCAATAATATTACGTAAAGAGGCTTGAGCATTAACTGTTAGAAAATCTGCTTCATCTAAAATTACTACTTTTATACCTTTAAAAGATACTTGGGATGAAAACTTAGATACTTTATTTCTAATGGTTTCAATTCCATTTTCATCTGAAGCATTAATGTATAAGAAATCACAATCTAACTGTTTAACGATTAACTTTGCTAATGTAGTTTTACCGGTTCCTGCTTGTCCTGCAAATATTAAATTTTGTATATCATTTTGATCTAAGTATTGAGATATAACTTTTTTAATATTCTCATTTCCAACATAGTTTTCTAATTCTGTAGGTCTATACCTTTCTGTTAATAAAGTATGTTCTTTAATGTTCACCATATAATGAGTAGGATTTAGGGGGTTCTTTATTTATTTCGTATTCTTCAGTCTCTATAGCGTATAATTCACTTTTTAAGGGGTTTAATCTATATTCCCCTTTAAATTCTGTCTTTAACATATAAGCCTCTAAAGCATCAGTTAAAGATTTATGAACTATACCATCTGGTTCTTCTGAGGTTAATCGCCACCTATCACCTATAGGTACCCTTCGAGCAATAAGAATGTTTTTTTCTCTAAGTAGTGAGTTATTTTCTTCCATATTATTTAATATACAAAAAAAATATTGGGAAGCCAAGCTTCCCAATATATTTTACTTTTTAGATTCAGCAACTGAAGCTTTTCGGTAGGAGGTTACTAATTTTTTAATTTCACCTAAACTCTTTCTAGCTTGTTGTTGGGATTTTTTGGTAGAACCGTTATGCTGTTCTGTAAATTCTTCAAATAATCCACTAATCTGTTCGAAAATCTGTTGTTTATCCATATTTAATTTAAATTAAGTTACTACATCATTCCCATAGGCATTCCACCTTGGGGTTGTTCATTTTCATTTTTTTCCTCTACAATAGCACATTCAGTTAATAAGATTGTACTTGCAACTGAAGAGGCATTTTCTAAAGCAGTTCGTGTCACTTTAAATGGGTCTATAATACCAGCACTTTTCATGTTTTCAACTTCCTTAGTTTTCAGGTTATATCCGGCCCAATAATCATTTCCTGAATTGATTAATTTGTGGGTTGCTAGGTAATAGATATCTTCATTATTATACCCAGCATTTGTTAAGATTTGATTAAATGGCTTACCACATGCTTTATAAACTACTTGGCTACCTAAACTTGAAGCAAAATCATCTCTTAAGATTTCTCGTGCATATAATAAAGCAGTTCCACCACCAGGTACGATTCCTTCTTCTAAAGCAGCTCTTGTAGCATGTAAAGCATCATCAACTCTATCTTTACGTTCTTTCATTTCGGTTTCAGTATAACCACCTACATGGACTACAGCAACACCACCTGTGAATTTAGCTAAACGATCTTGAAGTTTTTCTCTTTCAAATGGTGTTTTAGACTTATCAATTTGGTATTGAAGTTCTTCTATTCTAGAAGATATTTGCTCTTCATTTCCTTTACCATCTACAATAGTGGTATCTTCTTTAGATATAGTTACAGTTCGAGCTTCTCCTAACCAATCATAACTAAATTTATCAAGCTTCATTCCCTTTTTCTTGTCAAAAACTTGACCACCTGTTGTGATTGCTATATCTTCTAATACTAGAGATCTTCTTTCACCAAATTCTGGGGCTTTAACGGCACACACATTCATAATGCCTCTCATTTTGTTTACAATAAGAGTAGCTAAAGCTTCACCATCTACATCTTCAGCAATAATTAAAAGTGGTCTACCTTGTGAAGAAATACCTTCTAAAATAGGTAATAATTCTTTAACTTGTGTAAACCTTTCATTTGCTATAAGGATATAAGGGTTAGTTAGGGTTGAAGTCATTGTATTGTTGTCGGTCACAAAATAAGGTGATTTATAACCTCTTTCAAATTGCATACCTTCAACTGTTTCTAGATAATTTTCACCGGTTTTAGATTCTTCAACATGAACTGCTCCTTCCATTCCTACTTTCTCAAAAGCAGTAGCTACTAACTTACCAATTTCAGGATCATTATTTGCTGAGATTGAAGCGATATGTTCTAACTGGTTTTCATTTGAGATATCCTCAACTATATTTTCTCTCAAGTGATTTATAACTTTTTGGACTGAGGAATCTATATCTCTTTTTAGTTGGGTCACTTGAGTACCCTTATCAACATATTGTAGTCCTTCTTTAATAATTTCTCGTGCTAATACTGTAGCGGTAGTTGTTCCATCACCTGCTAAATCGTTTGTTTTTGAAGCTGCTTGTTTAACGGTTTGTGCTCCCATATTTTCAAGAGCATCCTCTAATTCAATTTCTTTAGCAACTGTAACTCCATCTTTGGTTGATGAAGGTGGAACTCCAACTTTTTCTATTAAAACATTTCTACCATTAGGTCCTAAAGTTGAACCTACAGCATCAGCTAAAATGTCTACTCCTTTTAGGATTTTTTTTCTAGCTTTATCACTAAATTCTATTTGTTTACTCATATTACTTATTTTTCGATTGCTCCTAATAATTCATTTTCTTTACCAGCGTAATATTCCTCTCCTTGGAATTTAAATTTGGTAAACCCCATTGTGGGTAATATTACAATTTCTCCTACTTTGGTTTGAGTAGGAATAAACTCCCCAGTAACTGAGTGGTGACCAGGACCTACAGCTATAACTTCACCAGTTTCATTATTTTCTTTTCCTACATCTGGGACGATGATATTACCATGAGTAGTTTCTTCTGATTCTCGTGGTTTGACAAAAACTGCGTTAAATTTTGCTTTTAATTCCATTTACGTATTGATTTATTTGATTTGAAACATTTTTATATTCATTAATATACTCGTTTAAACTATTAAAATCTTTTTCCTCTGATTTTAGTTTAGCTATTTTGGTTAAACAATCTGAAAGTTTAGAAAAATATCCTAAGGTTTTTTCATATTCCTTACTTGCACCCTTTGATCTTCTATGGTTAGGATCAGAGGTTACATTTTTCTTAATAGCATAACTGTATTCATCTTTGGTAATAAAAAAAGGTTCTAATAGTGGATCTGTGATAACTTGAATTGATTTTCTCTTTTCGGACATAACTGTATCTATATTAATATTTGACATATTAAATATACGAAAAAAATAGCGCTAGGACAAGCTATTTTTTATTTTATTTTGATTGTTTTAGGTTTGCTTTCTTCTCTTAATGGGATATCAATCTCCAGAAGTCCATTTTCAAGTTTGGCTTCTGTTTTTGATAAATCATACTTTGAAGAAATTTTGTAGGCTAATTTAAAAGACTTTTGAGATAGTCCCCTGTGAATAGTTCCAGGATGTATACTTCTATCTTCTTCTTTTTCGTGGATAATTTTTAATGTATCATCTTCAATGTCTAGTTGTACGTCTTTTTTAGTTAAACCTGTACATGCTACTTGAAAATGTAATCCATCATCGTCATAATAAATGTTAAGTGGATGTGGTTGTTTACCTTCTAAGAAATTGAAGGAATTTGAATTGTTGAAGATATCTCTAAATAGGATATCAAATTTAGTTAAATCTGTACTCATAATGATATACTTTTGTGGATGCTTAAGCTATCCTGTTAATAATTTATTTTACGCAACAATAGTGCCCTAGCTACTATTTTTTTGTTTCTTATACATATGTAAACTACTCAGTTCTTACCAAGTAATATTCAGAGACTATTTGATCATTCTCAAAATTTAATTTAATCATACCCTTAGAATCAACATTTAAAGTAGTAAATTCTGAATCTTTATTTACATGTAAAATGTCTTTAAAAGCTTCTGAATTGAATGGTAATTCCAAATCTAATTCAGATATTTCTCCCATCATACGATATGTTATTTTGTCTGAAAATCCTTCTTGATCTCCAAATACAAACTCACATATTGGATCTCCATCTTCATTTTTAAGGGTTTGAATTAACATTTTATCAGATTCAGCTAGAGCATTTTTACCTTTAACTAAATCAATTAAATTTTCTTTACTTAATTCTAACTTAATAGCAAAATCAGATGGTTCATTATAATATACAGGTTTAGGGAGAACTAAAACATCAGCTAAGGTATATGATAAGTTATAGCTTTGATCTGAAATTTTTAGTTTGGTATGAAGTTGATTTATTTTATCAGTTTCAAATATTAAATCCCCATATGTAATATTAACTAGTTTATTTAGTTTATGAGTATCAAAAATACCTAAATCAGCATCTTCAAAATCAAATTCCTTTAAAACTATCTTACAAACATTACCTGTATCCCCTGCATAGACTGTTAGGGTTTTGTCTTTAATTCTCCATTTTACTTGAGGGTTTAAACCATTTAAGTAGTATTTAGAAATGAACGATTGTAGAACTTGTTTATTTACCATATTTTATATTTCTATTGTTTGAAATTTATCTAAATGAGGGTTTAGGTTTAGGGACCATCCTAAATCTTCAAAAAATCCTTCTAATTTATTTAGTAGAATGCTATCAAATACTTTTTGTCTGTCAGCATACCTTTCTAAAAATTCTTCAATTTTAGGGGGTAAGTCCCAATCTAGATATGCTAAACCATCTATTTTATATGGGTTATCTTTTAAATAAATCCATTTTACCTTATCAGCTTGTGTTATAGTAGAGTGTTTTTTATCTAACCTCCATAACTTTAATAAATCATTATATTTAACTGCGGCTCTAACTGGTGCTGGGGCTCCTTTCTCTAATGTAGAAAATACTTCACCTGCTCTTTTAGAAGTTGATTTATATTTGTCTAATTTTTTTACTGATGTTGGATTACCTAATTTAATTAAAGGTATATCCCCATTTAAAATTTGACGTTTAAAGTCTTTTATTTGGGATAAAATTTGTGGTTTTTGAGCTCCCTTTAAAACTTGTTTTAGTATATCATTAAAGAAATCTCCTAATACAGGTGGAAAATTAGATTTTTGGAATTCTAACCCTTTAATATCTAAAACTTCTTTCTCAATACCTTCCTGTTTTGTAATCCATTGAGCATAACGTCTGGTTGCTCTAAAATAAGCAGAACGGATTACGCACTCGGTCTTCATCTCTAACCTATGTTCTCCTTGAACGTTGAAACAGTCTTTAACTAAAGTATCATAATAATCTGTAATTATATCTTGGTATATTAAAGCTACTTTTTCTAAAATGTCATCTTTTTCCTTATCACTAAATTCTTCAAAATTAGGATATAGATGTAATAGTAGAGGTTCAGCATCCAAGTATACGGAATCTGTATCCATATAAGCACAATAGTTAGTATCTTCTTGGTCACATATCCACCAAGGGGTATCTTGAAGGTGTTTCATATTCTAGCACTTTCACCAGGAACTTTAGTTACTCCTTTATCGGTTTCACCATCAGTCCTGCGTATTTGTTCTTTTAAATGTATTTCATAATATACACCATTTATCTTAAATTTCCCAGCTTGTTTAAGCATTTTTTTAAAGAAGGATTCTTGTTTTTCAGACCAAGATTCACTCAGTTTGATGATTTCCTCCTTTTCTACAACCCTTCCATCTACTAAAATAGTTTGGTTGTTACGGATAGATTGGGGTTTTAAAGCCATATTATTCTCTATTATAGTCGTCTTCGATTCTTATTATATCTTCTTCTTCAAATGATTCTCCAGTTTGCACTTCAATAAATTGTACTGTACTGATGGTTTCATTCCATGCTCTATGTTTATCTCCTAAAGGGATTTTAATGGATTGTCCTGGGCTTCGAAATAGTTTATCATCATTTAATATAATAGTTAATTCTCCTTTAACTACAACCCATGTTTCTTTCCTTTTATTGTGGTATTGGTAGGATAATCTTTGACCTGGGTTTACAGTTATCCTTTTTACTTTACATTCGAGGGAATCTAAGAGTATCTCATATGTTCCCCAAGGTCTGTGTTCTATTTCGTATTTCATATTTCTAACTTGTATTTACCTTTCATTACTCCATTCATATGTCGGTTAGCTACTAATGCACTTTCTTGAATTATACGTTGTCCTGAGAGTGTTATAGACTCGCTTAATATAACGTTACCATACCTAAAACTTTTAAGTGCTGTGGCACCATAAAGGGAATTTAATAGAATCTTCATAGTGTACTGCATTAAGTGATAATACTCTCCTTTTTCAGTATCCCCAGCTTTATAAGCTTCTTTCATTTTACCCTTGTATATTACCCTTTCTTTAAACCACTTCTTTAAAATAGTAGATAATACAGCTTCTTTATCTGTTCTGTAGAAAACTCCATTAGCAGATATTGTCCAATTATTCTTTTTAATAAGTTCTAGAAGTTGTGAAACCGGAATATTGGTTCGTTTTGTTCTATCCTTATTCTCTATAAGAAGCATTTCACTTGAGTCTTTTTTCTCTAAATCATTTAACCCTAATCTATTATTTCTATCATCAGCATCAATAATTCTACCTACTAAAGTTTCCTTACCAATGTTTATAGACATTATAATAGATGGATATAGTGAAGTTAAATCTTCATCAAACATGTATTTGTATAAGCCTGCTTTAGGACAAAATAAATAACCCCCAGCATAGTTTTTCTTTGTAATTGGATTTCTATCCCTTGGAGGTGGGATTATATTTTGTGATAATAAGTAAGCTGAAATTGCTCCATCTTGGGTTACACTATTACTATAAACTTCACTATAATTATGTTTTCCCTTATGTGATAAGTTTTTAGTTAAAGCTATATATTGGAGTTTTTCATCTAAAAGTTTTAGAATTTTAACATCCACAAAGTTATATTCTATAAACTTGTGAATATCAGTTTCAAATAATCTATCTAAATTACCATCATATTCTACTTTTCCTACCCCAACATATTTTTCTCCAATGGCATCTAATTTGTAAGATGGTTCATCTTTCCAACTATATTTTTTATGTAATCTAATGTAATCTAAGGATTCAATCCCAACAATCTCTACGTATTGATCTCCCTTAAACCAATAGTCATTGTTTTTCTTACATTTTACTTTACCAATTGGGGATAACATATTAGCCCATTGTGGTCCTAATGTATTAAGTATTCTATAGTATAGATATGGTATATCAAAATAATCACTATTATATCCTATTAAAATATCAGGATCAACATCTCGTATCATTTTAATAAAACTTTTTAATAAATCTTCTTCACTTGATACAGGTATAATTTCTTTATTTTTTTTCTCTCCAGTTTTGGTATGTTTTAATTGGTCTTTTTTATCTAAAATTAAAATCCCCCATTTATCTTTTTGTTTGTAATACCAAGCAATAGATGTAACAGGCATAGGAGCTCTTTCAATGTATTCTTCAGTTAATGCCCCACCAATTTCAATCTCAATATCAAAGAAAATCTCTCTATGAGACTTAGAGGGTGTATCATCTACACCATAAGTCTCAATAAGAAACTTTTGATATGCTTTAATATCATGGAAATGTAAACCTGGAGTGTTTTTATCTGAATATTGGGGGTTTGAAGTATATCTCCAATTTGAAACTTTTTTTAAATTCTCCCCATTCAATCCAACATATTGAGCTTCAGATTCACTACACTCCTGGTATGCTTCGTTTTTCCATTCTATTTTTTTATATCCCTCATCATCCCATAAATGGATTAAATGTTGGTTATATTTTAGCTTTTCAGCATAACATTTTTTATACATGATTTATTGCTTTTTTTTCGGTTTTCTGGGATTGTAAGGGGTTGTGTGTTTGTATAGTGAAAACACTTTTTTTGTTCTTCCAAGTTAGATAAATCGAAACTATCACAAGGTACTATATGGTCTATTTCCCAATATGTTCCATAGTTATCCCAACTCATATTTTTGTCAAACATTGTAGATAGATATTTTTTATAATCATCTACAGTACATCCTAAAAGATTCAATGACGTTTCTTCTTTAAGTTGTCCCCTAAGAGCAACATTTATTCTGGTCCTTAGGATACTTTTTATCCTAAAGTTTTCATCATTATGGTATCTATCTTTATAATAAGTAGAGTTGTTCTTATACCATTCATTGAAAGCTTTATGCTTTTTATCTTTATAAGTTTGGTTATACAGAGCGTTATATTCTTTTATTTTATCTTTATTTTCACTCCTCCACCTAACCATATTTTCTTCAACCCTCTCTTTGTTATTCTCTTTCCAAGTTAACCATTTATCTTTATTGTTAAGATAGTGGTTACGTTTACATTCTTTACATTGTGATTGATTTTTACTAAAATCCATTATTGGTTTAGTAGTATTACATTTCCTACAGAGTTTATCCATTATATGTTTTGGTTATACATATAATGGATTCCAACTCTTCTTGGAGAGATTAAATATTTCTTAACTCTTCTTCTGTGAAAAATTGATTTAAGTCTGGAGCGAAATATTTAATAGATTTCATAACCTTATTATCATAAGATCTAAATACGACATATCTGTCACCTACTTGTTCCCAATGACATTCAGTACCTTGCTGTTCAGATCTAACACGTACTGTTTCTTCAGCTTCCTCAATTGTTTCACAAGACTTAGACATATTTGAAGCTTGTACTTCAGCATAACCTGCTTCAATTTTATCTTTAAGACCAAATACCATTGCACCATTACCTAAACCTACATAAGTAATATCTAGAATAGCGTCTAGAATACCAACTATGTCTCTTTTAGCAACTGCTTCTTTGAGTTCTTGTAACTCTTCATCTATAAAGTTTACTACAAATTGAGCATCTTTTTTATTGATGGTTGGTGTTTGTCTGTTTTGGTATTCTTTACCCATAACATTATTAAACTCCTCTACTTCATCAACAAATGGTACACTGATATCCTTGAATAGATTTAATTGTTTTCCCATTAGTCTATAACATTTACAATTTTGGTTTTCTTTGCTTCTACTACTCTAAAATTGGATAAACCTTCATTGTGTTTATACATTTTAGCTTCAGCATCTGTGGCTGATACAGCTACTACGAGATATAATTCAGTAGTTTTTTGAATTTTACCTTTTTCGTTTTCAAATTCGTTTTGAGTTTTTACTTGCCAGTATTCCATAATTTATTATTTTTTATTTGATGTTAATATAATATATTTTTCATGGTTTTCCAAATATCCTTGAACAGGTCTACTATCAGATCTTTCCCATGGGTAGTTAATCCAATCATCTTTTGTAAACTCTTCCCCATAAAAGTTAGGTTTAAAGATAGAGGTATGGGGTTTATAACTTAAGACCGCAGTGTGTATTGCAGTTAAGTTATTTAATGTTTCTCCACTATCACAGATATCATCTACTACCAACGTATTGGCGTTTATCTTGTTAGAATATGGTATATCTAAGCGATGTGATAGCATTACTGCGGGGATTAAACCCCCGCGTTTAATGCCATGAATATCAGTAAAATTAATACCACTTTCAATGATTTGTTTTTCTAGGGATGTTACTAACCTAGTTACTTTTTCAAAAGAATAGTATATTTTGTTAGACATTATTTTAAGTATTTAAATTTGCTATTTTTTTCTTTAAGTAAAATATACATTTTTCTTTTATGTATTCCAAATTTATCTCTTACTTCTTTTACAGAATTATAAATTTCTCCTGTTTGGGTATCCAAAACCTTCTTACCCTTTTTAGGTCCTGCTCCAGGTTTAGGTTTACCTTTCCCACCAGCTCCGGGTTTTGGTTTTCCTCTTTGCTGATAGTCAGGTTTTCCCTTTCGGGGGTTAGGGTTATTTTGAAACCACTGTTTCTTACTTTCACTTAACTTTCTTTTATGTTCTTCAGTTTTAGGTTTACCTTTAAGAGCTTTACTTAATTTTGGTTTTTTTAAACCCTTTAAAGCTTTACTAACTTCGGGATAATGATTTCCTTTTCTACCCTTACTAATCTTTTTACCCCTTTTTAAGTATTTTTCGGTTTTTGTTGGACCTCTATCACTTCCAAAACTTTTATTGGTTAAATTGTAAAACAAAGGGTTATTGCTAGCATTATAATGTTCTAACCAATAACATTCCTTTTCTTTTAATTCATCTAAAGTTTCACAAACCTCAAGTATTTCTTTTTTAAAGTTTTCTCTACCATACTTTTGAATAGCTTCTTTTAAAAGAACCCCCCCTCCAAGATAAGAGGGAGAATTATTTCGGTCTTTACCTATATACTTTTCTTGGGTAATAACATTAGTTGTTATATAAATTATCATAATACAATATTTGATAATAAATATGTGAAACCCTAAGAAGAATAACTAAAACCTACTAAAAGTTTTGTGAATGGAGATGAGCCATATTGATAGAATCAAAATATTCCTTACGAACCTCAGGTTTTTCTTTAAAGGCTCCTGATAGTTCATTAGTAACCATAGCTGCTCCTTGGTGGTTGGTACCCCTACATGATACACATTGATGGGATGCTACTATTGAAACTGCTACTCCAATATTATCCTCACAAACTTTATTTACAGCTTGATGGATAGCCATTGTTAATTGTTCTTGGATAGCTCCTCTTCTACCAAAATGTTCAACTAAACGATTAAGTTTCGATAAACCTATAACTTGACCATCCCTACCAGGAATGTAAGCTACATGTACTCTCCCTAGAATGGTTTCGTGGTGATGTGAGCACATTGATGTTAAGGGAATATTACATTCTAAAACCATACCCTGATAGTTATCAGATGGGAAAGAGGTTATTGAAGGTGGACCATTATACCTACCTGCCCATTGCTCTAAAACATATTTTTTAGCAATACGCTTTGGAGTCTCCATAGAATTAGGATCATTTCTCCAATCACATTGTAGTGCATCTAAAAATTTACCATATGCTTCTGCAGCTTCTTTAATCATTTTTTCTTTCTCCCCATCAGTAAGTGGGAATCCAGGGGCTATCCCATTAGCATAACCTATAGGTACACTTTCTAAACCTTGGTGGTTTTTTCTTCTATTGTT